AATGCTTTATATCGGAAATTCCCTCTCTGGAACATGAATGAGTGCATAAATACATTAAAAAGAGTATTTGGGTAACCATAGTTGTATGGGGTCCAAGGATTAAATGAAAAATTCATAATAGTCGATGCGGAATCAGTAATATTTTGGATCAATGAATAGCGATGAAACAATTCTGTCCAACTCACAATTTCTTCACCTTGTAATAGACCTTCAGTAACGGACTGATGAGCATCAGAAAGTGGTTTGAAAGTCATAGTAAATTCTTCTTGTAAGGTCGTTTTACCTTGTACAACTGGGATTTCCTTCTTATTCTTCGTAAGACTTATTCCAGGGGTATATACATAATTTGTCCATAATTGTGTTGGTCGAGCTACTTGAAAATCTTCACCGCCAGACATAAATATGGCCACATCTACATTAGAACTATAAGTTGAATTGTTTGTGAGAGGAGGGTTTATAATGCGTATTACAAAGAAACCATTGCTAAAAGGAGTAGCAGATGATTGGGACAATTGTAACGTGTAAGGGTCTGCAACTACTAACCAAGGTTGGTTACGTAGGTATGGCACTGTGAAAGAAACATCAGTGTCACCACAGACATCAACAGTTAATGAGACAATATCACCTGAATCTTCATTGGTAATAGAGGATATAATAGTAGGATCAGGAACCCATTCAATACGAACTCTAGAGGATATAAATCTTGAACAGGTGAAGTACAACTTATATTTCATAGAACCACGCCAATAACGGAAATTAGAGGCATAATTCGCTATAGGATGAATAGCATAATAATTAGCTGTAACAGATTGTGTACAATAGGTCGGGGCAACGGGTAATGCAGTGACAACATTATTCTGAGATTCAGCACCCGTATAGTTTACAGTGGCAATTAAGCCAGGTCGAAGTTTATAGTTCTTAAATAAATTTGAAGGACCATTCACTTCACAGAAAAGGGATGGATCATTTGATACTTGATTTGCGGGATCGAAACCAAGTTGTTCAACTGTATCCAAACCCTTACCTGAAGCTATACTGGAAATCTGGTTGGTCAGAAATCTGTTAGTTGAGGATGTATTAGAAGGATAGTCGTAACCGAGCGTTTTGGCAAAGGATGATAGAGCGGAGAGAATGGGAGCTGCTTTCGAGGCAACAGATCCAACAATTGGAAGTGAAGAGATGGAGTATGCAATAATTGATGCACCTTCAGTGACACCAGATACAATACCTCTTTCACTTTTCATAGTTTGTTCAGCCTTCATTTGGCTAAAAGGATA